CCGCCTCGATTTCGATGCGGTTTATAGCAATTTACAGTAATTTATTGTAATCTTTCTTACGTATAGTTACCTCCTGTTTTTGAGTACAAAAAAGCACCTTATCGGCGCTCTGTGATATTAACAATCGTAAAATACATACTTCTCACGTTGCAGTCTACGTCTTTTCTCATCTGAATCATAGCCGTACTCATCTGCAAAATAATCGTATTGATCTTTGATACATTTGTCCAATTTTGCTTCAAAGATATCACTCTCTTCTTGTGGTCCATAGATAGCCGCTACAGGAAAAATCGGGGCTACTAAACGATATCCAAAGATGTCGCTAAATGTATCTGCTTTTTCTGCTACACGTAGATAGCTTTCGATAATCCGCATGACTACCTCTCCTTTAGTTTATTTATAACATAATTATAACTCTCAGGAAAAGTTTTTTCAAGTATTTCTCTGCGTTCATCATCAAATTGTGCCTCAAACACATGCGCAAAAAACTCGCTCTCTATATTTCCTTTTTTCTCCCAGTAAACGAGCGAGTGCGAATACTTGCCTTGTATTCTACCTTCACTCAACGCGCCTAATATATCAGATGCCGAAGAGGCTTTATCGTTGATATGGATTGCATCGAAAATAGTATCATCAGATAAATTGATAAAGTCTTTACGTAGAAGTTGCAGTATTTTTTTATCCTTTGTGAATTCCCAACCCAGCTTATCATCTATTTGGTGGCCAAATTCATGGAAATAACCAGTACCAGGTCCGCGAGGGTCGTCTACGTCCTTATACATGTTCAGGAAGAGTTTTCCAGATTCATATCTTACAACTCCTGTTTCTGCAATAGTTGCAATCGCCGACTGGTCGGCTAGTCTTGCAAACAAGGCTTGTCCAAGCTCTGTACCATTCTTGAATTTTTTTCGAGTCGCATCGATATACATGTGTCGTGTCTCTGCAGCAATCTTCTTCGAAGCTACTCCACTAGTATCTCTAGGCAATCTCTGACGATTGATGAATTTCTTGTAATCACTATCACTTTCGAGTGAAAACTCTTGGTATAATTTGTATCCTTTTTCCGCTTCAAAGTATTTCAGATTTTCTTCTGCATTAGACTTAAATTTAGACCATTCTTCCGCCCTTAATGTGTACTTCTGAATATTGTCTTTATCAAGACTGAACTGCGATAATCTGCTAAAGCGTTTCTCCTGTCGCTTAGCATGCTGAACTTTGTTGTCCAGTAACTGTCTTTCCTTGATGTCGTCCAATTCCTGATTTGTAAATGTTTTTTCTGGATTGCTACTGATTCCAGGGAAATAAGTTGTATGCTTATCTTTGCAGTTAGGATGATACAAACCAGCTGCCATTGCAGAACTTAACAATGGATATGGACCATCAGCCGCATTGCCTCCTGACCAGACATCATCAATCAATACTTTACCTTCAAAAGGCATACACAGAGGACATGCATTCGATCGCTTGTTTAAGATAACAGTATGAATCCCCCACTCCTGGCGCTTGACTCCCTCACCCATTAGGTAGGCTCTTTTGGTTGCTGTCCGAATGGCCATGTCAGCATACGATACGATATTGACCATGGCGCCGTTACTGTACTGGATGGATGTGATTCCCCGACTTAGAAAATCTTTGGTGGCCATATCTACTGATTGCTCATAAGTCTTAGCTCCTGTGTTAGCTGCTACCTGAGCATCAAATATTGTGCGCCTGTACTGGTCGTCTGTATACCGCAATACAGCATGCTCTGCCGTCTTCATATCATGCTCGATCGAGTTAAGTAACGCATTCAACTTTCGTTCGTTGATAGCAAAAAATGAAGCCCCTAGGTTATCTTTTCCACTGTTAAATTCAAAACCGTTCTTGATAGCTTCCAGGATAGACATTTCCTCATCATCCATGCCTTGCCTATAGGCTTCTTGGATAGCAGTAGAAATCTTGCTATTGATATTGGCAAACTCTTTGCTATATTTTTTGGCATTAGCTCGCTTAAATCGTTCAAGCTCCTTCAATTGAGCGACCTGCCATTGTTCCCATTCAAAACCTTCAGCAGTTTCCTCTGCCTTATGCCTTCCGAGATTTCTAATCATGGAATCAAGCAGATCGTTTTCAATTCGCTCAAATGCTTTAGATACATCATAAGCCATTGCAGTACACCTTAAAACCTTGCGCTTTAAAACTTCTCAATTGTCGTTTCAAAGCTGTTTTACTAGGCATTTTGAGGTTGAGCATATCCAACTTGTTGTTCTTCTCAACAGCATAGATACCAAATTCTACATTATCGCTCGCTATCTGTAGAAGTCCCTGTGCTTCCTTCTGACTCATGTGATAGATCCTCTGTCCTATCGTCACCGTCTTCAGCATCTTCAGCCTCCTTCTCTATCTCAAAATCGTTAGCAGCTTCATTCAATGATGGCACGTCGACTTCTGTCACACCTTGCTCCGCTTTGATTCTTGCCACTTCCTGGTCTTTCCATTTCTGTTCTTTTGAGTCACCGTATAATTCCTCAACGCTCGCTTCAATCGACATGATACCACCTGTCTTAGCCTTAGAAACTGTTTCAACTTGCGATTCAAAACTAGGGTTGGCATACTCACCAAACGGCACGTCAACCTTGACTTGCTGTAGCGGGTTTTTCTTAAGCACACTATCAGCATTCAAAACCATACTAATTAATTTTGGCAGGTAATCTTGCAGAGCTGTCACAATAGCATTGCGAGTATAGAGAGTTGCCTTTTCTTTCTCACGTTGTGCCTCAGCATTATCTAGCTTCTTGACATCGATACCGAGTGTTGATGGGCTAATGATACCTTGTAAAGCTAAATCAAGCGCAGTCACGTATGTACTCAAATAACTTTCGTGCGGGATATTAGCTTGTTGCAATGTGATTGTGTTCTTTGCATCCTCGCCCATTGCTGTCTCAACCTTAATAAAGCGATGGTCAAAAGGATTGCCCTTACTAATTTCGCCTGTGTAGGGATCTCTGGGAAGTAAGTTCTCAGGAATATACTCTCGTGATCGTCCAGAACGAAGAGCATCCATCCACTGACTCCAAGACTCATCCAAGCTATCAAAGGCATCTGTCTTACGATCATAGATAGATTGACCACGGCCTTTTACTTTAGGTGACGTGTAAATCTTAAACGGCAAGCACAAGATAACAGATTTATCGAACTCCACATCGACAAGGTTAGCGGTGTACTCTGTCGCGCTCATATCTAGCTCAGTTTCGCCCCTGTAGAGCTTATAAGTTAATGAGCCATATCCGTAGATTTCCTCGAGCAAATAGCTCCGTCTGTGTTCTGTGAAGTGCGTGCGAAAAATAACTTCTTTCAATCTTCCACGGTTGTAGATGATTTCAATTCTATCTCCACCAACCCATTCAACAATAGGCAATGCTGTAAGTTCCGGATCAAATGAAATACGAAAAGCACCATCACCCATCACAAGACTATCTTTAATCGCCTCCTGCAGTTGATCGTGGAAGTTGCTATCTTCAGCAATCTCTTCCCACAAATTTCCTTGCGTTTCCTCGGCAAAGTCTAAATCATTCATATCGTGCAGCGTGATATCTACCAACCTATCAACGATGAGACCAGGTATTCCTGTGTGAATCTTTCTAATTTCTTGCCCAGGAGTACTTGTCACTCCCCAAAAGTTAATGTTGCTATGTGGTAATTGCTTGTAGAGCTGGTCCAGTTCGTATGAGTCACCGCGATACCAAATTTGGTTCTTTGCTGCATTATCTTCAAACGTCATTGCCTCTGTAATTGTGATGACATTTGGCTGTGCCTGTTCCAGTTTGAGAAAGCTTCTCATACTCCTTCTGATCATATCCATTATTCCCACTTTAGTTTTCCTTTCTTCCGATTATCTTCCTGTATGGCAACCATGCATACTGATTCGCATTGATTGTGTGATCGTTTGCATCTTCCGGCTCATCTTTTCCTTCTTTCCACGCATACGTGTTTAGCTCTTTGATATGATTCGTACAATGACTTAACACATAGTAGCAACCTTGAGCTAACCAACCAATTTGGAAGTTAATCCGGTCAATAATTTTGGTTTTCTTATAAGCATTGTTAAAGATATACAGACAGCCGTATTGTCGCTTGTATTTGTTTAATTCTGTAATTGTTGCTTGGTCCGCACTATCAACAAATACATCACGCGCCAGCCCCCATTCACCACGGTTGCGCTCTAGGAAATTGATAAACTTGACCACCGTATCAGATGGTGCAATTGGTACATCAAGCTCAGCGTTGTTGTAGACTTCCTCATCCAGCGTGTATAACTTTCCGTCATCTGATATCCCTTGGAAAATCATTGCAATTGTATCCGGACTGCTTGCTGAGTAAGCTGTATCTAGTCCAGCTGTGAACCGTTGGAACGTGACCGTATTCTTTACAAAAGACTTACTCAATACGTGTTTTTTGCTATCAAAATTAACGAAGACAATTCCTGTTGCTCGGCCACGTAGACCAAGTATTTTATTTTTGTAGAGCTTAGTCCCAACTGGTGCAGCATCCTTTTTCTTCTGGATGGCTTCTGGTGTTAGTGACAAATTGTCATTAAACGTAAAAAACCAGTAACGCCATTTAGGGTTAGCTGGTTCTGATAGGTCTCGCATAATTTCTTCCGGCACATCACCTGCGTACTTTTTATACGGTCGTGCCTTGTTAATAAATTCTTTGTAGACGGGTAAGTCAGGGTTGTCTGGATTGAGCGTTGCCATCAAATAATCATTACGTGTGGACAACTCACGAACAAACTCGATGTCAGCCGTGTTGACCTCATCAATATAGACACATCCATACTGACCACCAAGAACCAGCTTCCATTTTTCCTTGTTGTCATACCCCAATACATAAATGATTTTACCCTCAAACTTGATGTGAGGAATCTTCGAATCTTTATCACCATTACCACAATAGACGGCTGATTTGTGTATGTCTAAAATTCCGTTATCCTGATTAATGATGTTCTTTTCGGCGACACCGACTGTCTTAGCTGCAATGATGTGAAACTTCTTCGAACTTCTGCTGACTGCTCGCATAAACTTGACACCAACACCAACCGTTGTTTTTCCAGCTGCCGTTGTACCTTCCAAAAAGTCCGCATCAACATTATTAAAGCTGTTGCAAAAGTCGATGTACTTTTGAGATAAAGGGAAGCTATTCGTCAAGTCCATCACCGCCCAACTGACTGACGATATCGTCAAACTTCTTAGTCTCGGTAACCGTTGCATTGATGTCTACTTTATCAGTCCACATTTGATGTCGTTTCCCTAGTAACTCCAAAGCTTTGTTCCTATCGCTGTTCTTTGTTGGATATTCGACAAGTTGAGGGATTTCATTGTAGACTTTTACAGACTTACCAGTCACGGGATCAGTCATCAACTCAGCTACTTTTGTCGTGACCACAATTGTCTCTTTTGCCTGACCTGATGCAATCTCTGACAACATCACAAGAATTTGTTTTTGAGTCAGGATTTTTTCATCCTGAATCTCATCCATTCTTTTTTTGATATATTCAGAAATGTCAACTTTTGTCAACAATCTTTGTCCTTGACTTCTAGCAGTCTTTTCACTATACCCTGCCTTAATAGCTGCATCTGTTGCATTCCCGCTGATGATGTACTCATCTGCGAATCGTCTTTGTCTTTCATTCAATTTTCCATCACCACCTTTTTAATAATTAAAAAAGCCACTCGATGAGTGACTTAATGCAAGGCGACTACTACCTTGCGTGTTAATTAGAAATCAATTTGAAGTTTTCCTTTTTTTATTTTTTGTAGTCATTTAAAACCTCTGAGGGAATCAAACCCTCTAGCGTATAACTTACCTAGGATATAAGTAGCTATGCAATCATGCAAGGTCCAGTCGCTCCGCAACCATTTGTAAGTTAATGAGTGATATATGAATGCTAAGCCTGTTGCCTACCCTGTTCTAGGACACAAATCACTCAAAGGAGAGTGTGGGATTTGAACCCACGGACCACACATAGACGACCACCCGTCTAGCAAACGGGCGCATTCAACCTGACTCTGCCAACTCTCCATATCAGGGAAGGCTTACTGCCTTACCCTTAATTCTTGATGATACTATAATAGCACGATTGTTAGACCAGTGCGCTTCAACCTAGTTCACATTAGTTCGCTTTTATCAACTACAACACCCAATTCACGGATTGCATCTTTCTTCTTTTTGTAGAAAGTAGTCTTGCTGCACTGTAAAAATTCAATCATATCATACACGCTTGCTTTCTGAATATACACCATCCTTAAAATTGTTCGACTTGCAGGCTTAGGTATTTTATCAATCAATTTACTGAGCTCAATTCTTCGCTGGATAGCTTCAGCAGTTGCTTGCTTCATGTACTCTTTCAAGGAATCTTGCATGCTAAAAATATCGATGTAACGTTCATCTAATCGAACCTTCTGACCACCTTGAATCTTATCCATGTTCATTTTAGGACTAGAGAGTAAACTAGCTTCAAGATTAGCAAGTTCGTCTATTCGATTCTGTATCTCTTCATCCAAATTCTGTAGTTCATCAAGTAACTCTTTAGCCTTGTTCACTCTCTGTCTCCTTTGTGATATAATAATCTTAATAGGAATTTAGCTGAGGCAGACAGTGCCTTGGCTTTTTTTTGTTTATCATCGGTTTAAAATCTTGACGACCTCATCGATTTTGAGAGGTACCCGAACATACTTCTCCTCGTGCGAAAGGAATTTAGGGATTTTAAAATAGACAATCGTTTGATTTGGTGCCACTTGTTTTATTGTATCAATGTATTTCACCAAATTGCTGTTAAAGGCGGCATTTCCTAGCAAGACGAACCTTGGCAATGCCTGTCTAATCAGCTTCAGCCTTCCTGAATATGGATATTTTTTAGGTCTCATTCCATATCCTCCAAAAACTCCTTATTTTCATAGATATTCGCAACAACTTCAAGAGTTTCTTCGCTTGAAAAATTACACATATAATCTACAACCCATCTATCGTCGTGTGGTTTTAATCGATAGCTTCCTTCCTTGATGTCGTAAAAAACAGTATATAGAATATCGAAAAATCGAACGATATCCCCCTCGAAAATCTCGACACCATTTAAGTCTTTGAGTCCTGTTGACTGCATGAGGTATTTATCATCAATCGTCCAGCCTTTTAAGTAATTGCATGTGAGCTTTTTGCTATCGTTAGCATAGACATTACTATTCCAGATAATCAATTCATCATTAGTAAACATCTTTTGTCCATGTATATCCCACGCTCTAAATTTCGGTCTCACAACCTCACCTCATCTCCAATCCTCAATGATTCGTAGTTGTCTTGCAATACCACGAATGTGCCATAGTTTTGTAGTGTAATTGTATGTAGGTCGCCAATTTTTTCCTTATGAACGACTCTGCCTTTTATTTTTGCGCCTGCGTTATCAGCTTTATAGACGATAATCGGGCGCTTTTCTTCTAGTTTTTTAATGTGGATACTCTGCCAGATGTTCAATACGGCGGATAGCAGGATCCAAATAGCTATGAATCGTTTCAATCTGTGACCTCCTTATTTGGCTTGAAAGGTAGTTCTTTTCTTGCTTCGCTCATAATGTGAGGATTATCTGTTGGTAATGTTGCAAAGTATGTCATCGATACTGCTGCTTGACAAAAAATCATTTCATCAAAAACTAGCTGACATAACTCCACCAAACACTCCTCAATATCAAACACCTCGTTATCGTCTTCACTATCCATTTGCTCTTCATAAAATTCTGCAATTTCACAAGCTTTTCTGTACAATTTACCTGCAAAATCTCTTTTCATTTCTTCCATCACTCTACCTCCTGAACTTTCCAACCAAGAATGTCTGCAGCCTTTTGAGCTTCTTCCTTTGTATCAAATTTCTTGACATACTCTATCGTACCAGGTTGTTCATCAACTAGTATGACAATTTCAACATCTTCTTGATAGTTTTTAAAATACAAATGATTGCCATCTGTCACTACATACTTTGTTTCCTGAATATCGTAGACGTCAAGCCAAGCACGAGCGAAAACATCTCTGTTTTCATTGATCCAAGATTTTATTTTTTCTCCCACAATACCCTCTTTGAAAATATAGTACATAACACGATACACATCATCGCTAGGTGCTATCTCTTCATAGTATCCTGAAGTATTTCTGAATTTAAAACCATTTCTTTTTACATTGGCAATCCAATCCGCCACAAACTGCGGAATGGTAACTTTCTCACGTTCAACCACACCCTCAAATTTTCCTTGCTCGTAGCCTTCACGCCATTTTGCATGACTAAAATCTTGCTCAAATTCACCCATGATAGCCTTCAGCCAAACTTCACGATCATGCAATGGCAATTCTCGTAATCTTGCCAGTATGTTTTTGACATAGCGAGGCGCTTCGTCTGCGTGACCCATTTCTGGTTCGTCTAGTTTTTCTATTTTTCTTAACAACCAATTTCTATTAATTGTGATTGTATCTGCGATAGGCCCCTCTGTATAAGGCAAAACCTCGATACGTTTAATCAGTTCCTGTTTATTCATTTATTCCACCACCTCCATCTTAACTTTATACATTCGATTCCCTCGATACTTGCTTTCTAGCTGAGCCTTGCATTTGGCAGCATCACCCACTTTCTTAAAGAAGTGAGTTTCGTCTACCATGTTGTCAAAAAATAATGTTACTGTGTATGACATTTTTACCTCTTTTTCTTAACTGCTACCGTGCTACCGATAAATTCTAAAAAGTAAAAAGTTTTTTCAAGAATCCCTATTTTATAGGCTTTCT